CGGCACAGTGGCGCCATGCCCATCGTCTGGACCACGCAAGCCCCCTGGCCGCACGGCACGGCGCTGCTGTGGGCCGCGGTGGTCTCGCTGCTGCTGCTGTGCGCCGGCTACGCCGGCTGGCTGCACGGCACTGACCAGGCCATCGCCGCGGCCGAAACGCGGGCCCAGCAGGCCGCGCAGGCACACGACAGGGCCCTGCTGGCCGAGCGCCAGCGCCGCGCCGATGCGCAGGACCTGGCCGTCACCGCCGTGCGCCGCGCCGCCGCCGCCCAGCGCCAGCTGCGTGCCGCCCGCGCCGAGCTGCGCGACCTGCGCAACGCCATCACACCGCTGGACGCCGATTCCGGCCAGGCCAGCGGCTGCCCCAACAACACCGACGAAGGCCCCGCCTCATGAACATCAGCGCCGAACCCGGCCTTTGGCTGCAGCTGGCCATCGTGGTCTGGAACTGCGGCCTCACCGCCGCGCTGTGGCTGCGCAAGCCCGGCATCGACGCCGGCCAGGCCGTGGACGAGCTGCGCACCGACATGGACAGCCGCTTCAAGCACCTGGACAAGCAGGTGGTCGAGATCCGCGCCCACATGACGCACATGCCCACCACCAGCGAGCTGGCCAAGCTCGAAGGCGTGGTGGCCAACCTGAACGAGCGCGCCACCGGCCTGCACGACAACATGATCACCGTGCGCGCATCGCTGGTGCGCATCGAGGACTACTTGCTGCGCCGCAACGGCTGACACCATGAGCACCTTCTCCGCCTTCCAAGACGAAGACCGCCGCCTGGTGCTGCTGCGCGCGCTGGGCGCCGCGGCGCAGTACCGCGCCAACGCGCTGCTGTTGCGCCGCTACTGCGACGCGGTGGGCCACGTGGTGGGCGCCGACCGCATCGAGGCCGACCTGGCCTGGCTGTTCGACAGCGGCCTGGTCACGCTGGGCGGCGAAGGCGGCGTCACCGTGGCCACGCTCACCGCGCGCGGCCTGGACGTGTCCACCGGCCGCACCCAGGTGCCCGGCGTGGCACGCCCCCAGCCCGGCGCCTGAAGGCCATGCCCCCGCGCGGCAAGATCGCCACCCTGCCGGCCGAGCTGCGCGCCTGGCTGCACAAGGCCATCGTCGAGCGCGGCTATGGCGACATCGTCGCGCTCACCGAAGAGCTGAACGCGCTGTGCAAGGAAGGCGGCGTGGCCGTCAGCGTGGGCAAAAGCGCGGTGGGCGTCGAAAGCCAGCGCATCAAGCGCGCCAGCGAGGCCATCCGCGCCACCACCGAGGCCGCCCGGCTGATTGCCGAAAGCGCGCCCGACGAGGGCGACAACCGCAGCGCCGCGGCAATGGCCATCGTGCAGAGCGAGGTGTTCGACCTGCTGCTCAAGGTGCGCGAGTCCGAAGACATCGACGACCCGCGCGAGCGCCTGGACATCATGAACGAGGCCGCGCTGGGCCTCAGCCGCCTGAGCCGCAGCCGCGTGAACCAGGCGCGCTGGAATGCCGAGGTCGAGAAGAAGGCCAAGGCCGCCGCCGACCAGGTGACCAAGCTGGCCAAGAAGGGCGGCATGGACGCGCGCACGGTGGCCGAGATCCGCGCGTCGATCCTGGGCATCGTGCAGACCCAGGCGGCGGCATGAACCCGAATGAAAACACCCCGAAGGGGGCTAACCGTGATGCGACAGGTTTTGAAGGCAAGGGGCCGCAAGGCCCTGACGCTACCGACCGCGAAGCACGGGGCAAAGTCATGGCGCTGGCCGGATCCGCAAGACCAACCGGTCGAGGCGGGGATGCCGCGCCTGCTTGCGGTGCCGCCCCCGCTTTTCTTCAGTGGCTGAGGTAGCGCGCGATGGGGCAGCTGTCGCGCACCTTGCGCAACATCGCCGGCGGCGGCTTACCGTTCTTCTGCCCTGGCTGCTGCGAGGCGCACGTGGTCTGGGCCGGCGAGGGCGTTGGCCCGCGCTGGGGCTGGAACGGCAACGCCGAAAAGCCCACGTTCACCCCGAGTGTGCTGGTGACCGGCCACACCTTCACCGAAGCGGGAGAAGCCGCATTCGACGCGTGGCACGACGCAGGCTGCCCGAAACCGGCACCGCAGTTCGAGTCGCAGGACGTGCGCTGCCACACCTTCGTGACGGACGGCCGCATCCAGTTCCTGGACGACTGCACGCACGCGCTGGCTGGCCAGACGGTCGACCTGCCCGACTTCCCCGCGCGCGCCCATGAGTGACCGCGATTTCTTCTGGTTCATGGCCGTGCTGGTCTTGTTTGGCATCGGCATCGGCGCGGCCTTGTTTGTGGGCGTGCCCTGGCTTTGGGATCTGCTCAAGCCGCTGCTGCACGCGTGGAGTGCCTGAGCCGTGATTGCCCCCAACCCGCTCGCAGACCTGGCCGCCCCGGCCCCGGGCGACGACCTGCCGCCGGCGGTGCTGCTGCCCTATCAGCAGGCCTGGATCGCCGACGAGGCGGTGCTGAAGATCGCCGAGAAGGGCCGCCGGGTGGGCCTGACCTGGGCCGAGGCCGCCGACGACGTGATGATCGCCGCGCGCGAGCACCTGCCAGAGAACGTGATGTACATCAGCGCGACGGAGGACATGGGCCGCGAGTACATCGAGGCCTGCGCCATGTGGGCCAAGGCCTTCGACTACGCGGCCGGGCAGATCAGCGAAGGCCTGTACGACGACGGCGGCGGCCGCGCCATCAAGACCTTCGAGGTGGGCTTCCCGGCCACCGGGCACCGCATCGTGGCGCTGAGCAGCCGGCCCACCAACCTGCGCGGCAAGCAGGGCACGGTGGTCATCGACGAGGCCGCCTTCCACACGGACCTGGCCGCCATGCTGAAGGCCGCGCTGGCGCTGCTGCTGTGGGGCAGCAAGGTGCGCGTGATCAGCACGCACAACGGCGTGGAGAACCCCTTCGCGCAGCTGATCGAAGAGGTGCGCGCCGGCAAGCGCGGCCAGGCCAGCGTGCACCGCATCGCCTTCCGCGACGCGGTGGCGCAGGGCCTGTACCGCCGCGTGTGCCTGCGCCGCGGCATCGCCTTCACGCAGGCCGGCGAGGACGCCTGGGTGCAGCAGGCCTACAGCTTCTACGGCGACGACGCGGCCGAAGAGCTGGACGTAGTGCCGTCTTCCAGCGGCGGAAAGTACCTTTCGCTGGCGCTGATCAGTCAGCGCATGGTGCCGGCCTGGTCGGCCAGCGCGCCCGACGGCCCGGCGCTGGTGCGCGGCAAGTGGGACGACGGCTTCGCCTACCTGGCCGAAGACGTGCGCCGCTACGCCATTGCCGGCTGGCTGCGCGAGCACGTGGAGCCGCACCTGCAGCGCCTGGACGGCGACCGCCGCCACGTGTTCGGGCAGGACTTCGCGCGCAGCTCCGACCTGAGCGTGATCACCGTGGCGGCCGAGCTGGCCGACATGAGCCACCAGGTGCGCCTGGTCATCGAGCTGGCCAACTGCCCCTTCAGCAGCCAGGAGCAGATTCTGTTTGCCGTGATCAACGGCCTGCAGCGGCGGCGCTTCCGCGGCGGGGCGATGGACGCCACCGGCAACGGCGCGGCGCTGGCCGAGGCCGCGGCGCAGCGCTACGGCACCGCGATGATCGAGCAGGTGAAGATCAACGCCGGGTGGTACACGGCGCACATGCCCAAGCTCAAGGCCGGGCTGCAGGACGGCACGCTGCACGGCATCCCGCGCGACGACGCGCTGCGCGATGACCTGCGCGCCATCGAGCTGGTGCAGGGCGTGCCGATGGTGCCCAAGGTCAACACCGCCAGCGGCGCCGCGCGCGCCCAGGCGGCCGAAGGCGGCGGCAAGGGCCAGAAGCGGCACGGCGACTTCGCGGTGTCGTTGTTGATGGCCGAGTACGCCTTCCACCGCGAGGCCGGCGAGATCGGCTTCACGGCCGCGCCGTCCAAGGCCGACGCCTGGGGCGACGCCGACGACGATTTCGCGCTGTTCGACACCGCATCGGGCGCCGGCATGCCCCGGCGCAAGGCGGCCGTGTGATGACACCCGTGTCCGGACGCGTCCATTTGGGCCTGGCTGCCGCGATCGGCGCGCGGGTGGTACCTGCGTACCTCCAGGTCCGGAAAAACGCTCCCAGGGCCGATTTTTCAGAAGGCGCCGCACCATGATCCTCGACCAGTACGGCCACCAGGTGGACCTGAACGCGCTGCGCGAGCCGCAGAGCAGCCGCGTGGGCTACCTCAAGCGTGAGTTCGATCAGCACCCGGCGCGCGGCCTGACGCCGGCGCGGCTGCAGGGCATCCTGGGCCAGGCCGAGCTGGGCAACCTGGTCGACCAGCTCGAGCTGGCCGACGACATGGAAGAGCGCGACGGCCACATCTACGCCGAGCTGTTCAAGCGCAAGGGCGCGGTGTCGGCGCTGGAATGGGACATCCACGCGCCCGACAAGGCCAGCGCCGCCGAAGAAAGCCTGGCCGCCGAGGTGCGCGACTGGCTGCAGGGCCTGCCCGAGCTGGCCGACGTGCTCTTCGGCATGATGGACGGCGTGCTCAAGGGCTTTGCCATGCACGAGCTGGTGTGGAGCCCCGAGCCCGGCCTGGGCCGCAAGGTGCTGAGCCCGAGCTTCACCTTCAGGCCGCAGCGCTGGTTCACGGTGGACGAAGACCGCAGCATGCTGATGCTGCGCAGCGCCGGCGGCGGCAGCATGCGCGCCCTGGCCGGCGCGGCCGAGCCGCTGCAGCCCTTTGGCTGGCTGGCGCACCAGCACCATGCGCGCAGCGGCTACGTCACGCGCAACAGCCTGGCGCGGGTGCTGGCCTGGCCCTACCTGTTCAAGAACTACGCGGTGCGCGACCTGGCCGAGTTCCTGGAGATCTTCGGCCTGCCGCTGCGCCTGGGCAAGTACCCGGCCGGCGCCAGCGACACCGAGAAGGCCACGCTGCTGCAGGCGGTGGTGAACATCGGCCACAACGCGGCCGGCATCATCCCGCAGGGCATGGCCATCGACTTCCAGAAGGCGGCCGACGGCAGCGCGGTGCCCTTTGCGGCCATGTGGGACCGCATGGAGGCGATCGAGAGCCGCGTGATCCTGGGGCAGACGCTGACGGCCGGCGAAGGGCAGACCGGCACGCAGGCGCTGGGCACCATCCACAACGAAGTGCGGATGGACATCCGCAACGCCGACGCGCGCCAGGTCGAGCAGACGCTGAACAACCAGCTGATCCGCGCCTACTGCCTGATCAACCACGCCGGCGTGGCGCCGCACCGGCTGCCGCGCTTTGCCTTCGACACCGGCGAGGGCGAAGACCTGCAGCTGTACGCCGAAAACCTGCCCAAGCTGGCCGCCGCGGGCCTGCGCATCGGCGTGGGCTGGGCGCACAAGAAGCTGCGCATCCCCGAGGCCGAAGAGGGCGAAGAGCTGCTGCGCGCGGCCGCGGCCGACGGCAGTGTTTTGGACGTCCAGCCAAACAAACCCAAACTGCCGCCTGCGCCCGAGGCGCTGGCCGCCAAGCCCGGCGCGGGCGCGCCGCCGCGCGACGCCATCGACGACCTGGTCGACGCCGAGCTGGCGCACTGGCGGCCCATGCTGGCGCCGATGGTGCAGCCGCTGCTGGCCGAACTGGAAAACGCCCTTGCCGCCGGTGAAAGCCTGGCCGCCTTTGCCGAGCGGCTGCCGGCGCTGGCGCAGCGCATGGACGCCGCGCCGATGGCCGAGCGCCTGGCGCGTGCCGCGTTCAGCGCCCGCCTGGCCGGCGAGGCGCAGCTGGACCTGGAAACATGAGCCGCATGCCCCGCGACCCGCGCGTGTGGCTGGCCGCCGACGTGGCGCGCTGCGAGCCGCGTGCGCTGCCCGCGTGCCGGCGCGACACCTGCGCGCGCTACCTGGCGCCGCTGCCGGCGCAGGGCGCGTCGCTGGCCGACTTCAACCTGGAGCGCAGCGCGTACTCGTTGCCCTGCGGGTACTGGATCTCGGCCGCGTCGGCGCACCCGGTGCCCGTGGCGCCGCCGCGGCGCGTGCATCCGCCGCTGGGCAGTTGACACCATAGTTGACATGGCCGACACGCCCACACCGCCTGGGTTCCGCCTGGGCAGCATCACGCCCGAGGAGGCGATCGCCGCCTTCATCGAGCGCCAGCTGCTCGAGCCCACCTTCAACTGGTGGGACGTGTGGCAGGCCGAGCACGCGGCTGCGTTCATGGTGTCGGGCATCGCCGAGAACGACGTGCTGCAGCTGGTGCGCGGCAGCGTCGAAGAAGCGCTGCGCACCGGCCAGAGCCTGCGGGACTTTACCGACGCGCTGCAGCCCGAGCTGGCCAAGGCCGGCTGGTGGGGCGACGTGTCGATCACCGACGCCGCCACCGGCGAGCAACGCATCACGCGCTTCAACCCGGCCAGGCTGCAGCTCATCCTGGACACCAACCTGCGCCAGAGCAACGCCGCCGGGCGCTGGGCGGCGGCCGTGCGCGGGCGTGACCGTGCGCCCTTTCTGCTGTACCGCACCATGCGCGACGAGCGTGTGCGCATCAGCCACCGCGCCTGGGACGGCGTGGCACTGCCGGTGGACCACCCGTTCTGGAAGACGCACTTCCCGCCCAACGGCTGGCGCTGCCGCTGCCGTGCGATCGCAATGGGCGAGGAAGACCTGCAGCGCTATGTGGATGACGGCTTCGCCATCAAGCGCGAGGCGCCGCCGGTGCAGATGGTGCGCTATCTGGACAAGCGCACCGGGCAGGAGGGCGAGGTGCCTGCAGGTATCGACCCCGGCTTTGCCTACAACCCGGGCGAGGCGCGCATGAGCGCGCTGCGCCAGCGCGGCGGCTGAGCATGGCCGAGTTCAAGAGCATCGAAGTCACCGGCGCCGACGAGCTGCGGGCCGAGCTGCTGCGCGCGGTGCAGCAGCTGCGCAAGCCGCGCGACCTGATGCTGTCGCTGGGCGACAAGCTGGTGAGGAACATCGAGCGCCGCTTCGACACCAAGCGCGACCCGTCGGGCGTGCCGTGGCAGCCGCTGGCACCGTCCACGACGGAGCGCTACGCCAAGCAGGACAAGGGCGCGCGCAAGGGCACGCTGCTGGAGCGCACCGGCCGCATGCGCGACAGCCTGTCGCGCAACGCCGGCGACGACTTCGTCGAGGTGGGCATGAGCCGCCTCACCGACGGTGGCCGCTGGAGCATCCCGCTGCTGCACGAAACCGGCACCCGCCGCATGCTGCGCCGCGGCATCTTCCTGGCCGACTGGCAGGCAGGCACGCTGGGCGCCGAGGACGAGGCCGATCTGAGCCAGGAGATCGTGAAGTTTCTCGACGACGTGTTCGGGGGGTGACGCTGTGCTGTACCACCAGTGGTGGGCCGCCTTCAGTGCCCGGCTGAGTGCGGGTCAGCGCCATCCCGCTGCGGCCGCGATCAGGATCCCCGCCCAATGGTCGGATCGGGGCTCGCCAGGAAAGCGCGCATCTCCAGGAGACCCGCCTGATACGCATCCGTCACCGGTTCGAAAAGGCTCGCCGCCAGGGCCTCGTCCGCTGCATGGTCACGCAGCGCCGCCTGAATCTCGAGGCGCAGCGGATGACCCAGGATCAGCGTTCGAAGTGCTGAGCTGAGCGCGCTGATCTGGCCGTGCAGGTGGTCGGTGCGTTCTTCCAGTGTCATGAGCTGGCCCCTTGAAGTTGCGCATCGATGATGCCTAACCATTTCGCCGGTTGCAAAGGGTTTGCGCACCGCGTAACATACCCCCCTAGGTGCTGAACACACCTTTTCTGCGAGCGGGAAGCCTCGGCCGACATCCGGGGCATTTCTTCGGCCATGATCTATGGCCGGGTGGCGCCCAGCCATACAAGACCCGCAAGGGGAAAACTGGGGGCCGCCTCGCAGCGGTGTTCAGCACCCGGCCGCCTGTCTGAACAGCAGGCGAAACTGGATGGCTCAGGTTGGAGCCATTCGCTTACTGCGAGGAGTGACCCATGACCGAAGTGCTGCCGGCGGTGCAATTGCCGCCGATCCCAATGACGATCCGCGAGGGCCACCCTCGCGTCACCAGCCGCGATGTTGCCGAGATTTTCGGCAAGCGACACGACAACGTGCTGAGGGACATCCAGCGGCTTGACTGCTCGGAGCCGTTCCGACTCCTCAATTTTGAGGAGTCCGCCTTCGTCAACGCCCAGAACAAGCCCCAGCCGATGGTCGAAATGACCCGCGACGGCTTCACCTTCCTGGCGATGGGCTTCACCGGCCCGCGCGCGGCGCAGTTCAAGGAGGCCTTCATCGCCGCCTTCAACGCAATGGAATCGCAGCTGCGCGGCGGCGCGGCGTTGCCGGCGCTGGCCCAGGCGGTGGATACCATGCAGCGCAACGTGGCCGCGCTCATCGAGCGGCAGGCCGAGGTGGACACCAAGGTCAATGCCATCCTGGACCTGGTGGACGTGACCAAGCGCTATGTCAGCCTGCTGGAAAGCAACCAGAAGAAGAAGCCGCGCACCCGGCCCTATGCCACCGTCACCAGCGAGGTGGAAGACCGCGTGCGGCTGATGTTTGCCCAGGGCTACACCAAGGTGGCCATCGCGCTGGAGATCGACCTGCCGCGCACCACCATCTACCGCATCATCGAAGGCGGCTACTCGCCGGCCCGGCGCGAGCACAACGACCGTATGGCCCAGGTGCCGGGGGGTGCGCAATGACGGCCTACAGTGCCAAGCCGCAGCTGACGCCGCCCATGCTGGCGGTGGGCGGCATCATGGACGCGCTCACCGAAGTGGAGGACATGACGCTGGCCTTTGAGGTGCTGGGCTCGCTGGTGGGCGACCTGCACCCGTCGATGGAGGTCAAGCACTACGCGCTGGGACTGGTGATCGACGTGCTCAACGCCGAGATGCGGCGCCGCGTGGCGCTGGTCAACTCGAAGGCGGCGGTTGCCGCCGACAGCTTGAGGGCAGAGCCATAGCGGGCTGAATGGCAAACGTGTCTGTCTGTAGGCAGCGCCCGCCGGCCGGCAAGCTGGCGGGCCAACTGGGAAGCCGGTACGCTGGGCGCCGAAGACGAGGCCGACCTGCGCGACGAGATCGTCGCGTTCCTGGACGACGTGTTCGGCGGTTGACTTCGCAAACTGCCATGCATGGAGGCGCGCCGGCAGCGCCGGCAAAGTGCCCGGCATGAACACGCCCTACCGCCTGGTGCCCCCGCTGCACCGTTGCCCCGCACTCCATCGCGCTGCCGCGCTGGCCGTGGCGCTACTGTTGGCACTGCCGGCGGCGCTGCTGCTGCCGGCGCTGCTGCTCCTGTCGCCACCGGCCAGGGCTCAGGGCTCGCCACCGCCACCGTGTTGGCCTTCCCGGTTCGGCCCCTTCGTCATTCCCGGCGGCACCGGGTCCGAGGTGGTGCACGAATCCATCATGGACAACGGCATCTACTGGGCCTGGAAGTGCCCCGATGGCCGCGTCGGCTACCGCGTGGTGAAGGAGGAGTGGAAAGCGCTGTACCTGTGGGAAGCTGCGGAGACGCTGCGCAAGGCGCCGAGCGTGATCGACGCGCTGGCCGAGTTGTGGCCCAAGTACGGGCCACGCCAGGCAACGTGTACGCCAGATGACCCGTGCGACCCCGATTGGCAGCGCGTGGCCATGCAGGCCATCGAGGCGGCACAGGCGCTGCCCACGCCGGGTGCTGTTCCACCGCCACCCCCGCCCCCACCACCGCTGGAGAAGCGCTGGCTGGTGGCGCCGCTGGCCGGCGGCACGCGTGCCACCTACAGCCTGGTCGGCGGCCGGCTGCTGGCTGCGGCGCCGCGTGCCACGGTCGGCCAGCCGTGTGACTGCCAGGTGCAGCGCTTCGTCAACGCCGCGGGCACCTGGTGCGCCGCGCCTGGCCTGCCGCAGCTGGTGACGCTGTGCCGAGCGGAAAACTGATAGCAGCACGCGCCGCGCGGCCGCAGGGGCGTGCGCGCCGCGCCTTGTACTAAGCCGGTTTAGATAGGCCCCGCGCGGGTGCGGCGGCACATTGGCGGCCATGCGTTTCGCTGCCGCCCTGCTTGCCACCGCGCTGCCCCTGCTGGCCAACGGCCAGGCACAGCTGCTGCCGGCGGGCGACTTCGCGGCACGCGACGGCCGCCCCGGTGCCGGCAAGACCTGGAAGCTCGACAACCGCCTCGGCCTGGCACTGGCCGCGCAGTTGAACGAGATTGCCCAGCGCACGCCGATCAGCATCGACTACGAACACCAGACGCTGCTGGCCAAGAGCAACGGCCAGCCGGCGCCCGCCGCGGGCTGGATCACCGGCGTCGACTGGCGCGCAGGTGAAGGCCTGTTCGCGCAGGTCAACTGGACCGAGCGCGCCAAGGCGCACATCACGGCCAACGAGTACCGCTACATCAGCCCGGTGATCCTGTACGACGAGCAGGGCAACGTGGTCGGGCTGCATAACGCCGCGCTGGTCAGCGTGCCGGCCATCGTGGGCATGGAGCCCGTGGTGGCGGCGCTGGCCGCACTCACCGAACAACCCCCGCAGACGAAAGGCCCTTTCATGGACCGCAAGCAACTGATCACCGCGCTCGGCCTGGAGGACGACGCCACCGACACGCAGATCACCCAGCGCATTGCCGCGCTGGCTGCGCTGGAGAAGGCACCGCCGCTGCCGAAGGCCATGACGGCCGCACTCGGCCTGGCCGACGGCGCCGACGAGGCCGCCGCGCTGGCCGCGCTGGGCAAGCTGAAGAGCACGCCCGACGCCGCATCGCTGCAGCAGCTGACCGAGCTGCAGGGCAAGGTGGCCACGCTGTCGGCGCAGATCCAGGACCGCGATGTCACCGAGCTGGTGGACAGCGCGATCGACGCGCACAAGCTCATGCCGGCCCAGCGCGACTGGGCCCTGGGCCTGGGCAAGAAGGACATGGCCGCGCTGAAGGCCTTCGTGGACAGCGCGGTGGCCATCCCCGGCCTGAACGGCCAGACCGGCGGGCTGGACCGCGGCAAGAAGGAAAGCACCGACCCGGTGGAGGTGGCCCGCAAGGCGGTGGCCTACCAGACCGCCCAGCTGGCGGCCGGCATCGAGCTGAGCACCAGCCAGGCGGTGGACGCCGTGCTGGCCGGCGCCAAGTAACGCACCCCCGAACACACCGGAGACACCACGATGTCCAACCCTCTCCTGAACAAGCAGTTCGTCGCCGAGACGGCGATCAACCAGTTCCGCATCGTCAAGTTCGGCAGCACGGACGACTTCGTCGTCCAGGGCGCCGCTGTCGGCGATGCGCTGATCGGCATCTGCAACTTCATCGCGCCGGCTGCCGGCGAGCGTGTGGACATCATCCTGGCCGGCATCGGCGAGGTGCAGCTGGGCGGCACGGTCGCCCGTGGCGGCCTGGTCACCAGCAACGCCACCGGCCAGGGCGTGGCCGCCGCACCGGCGGCCGGCACCAACAACAACGTCATCGGCCGCGCGCTGATGAGCGGTGTGAGCGGCGACGTGATCAAGGTGCTGGTGAACCCCGGCTCCGTGCAGGGCTGACCCCCACCGACTGACTGACTGACCTACCGGAGAACACCGCATGGCAACCCGCCCGTTTCCCGTCGATGCGCGCCTGACCGCCATCGCCCTGGCCTACCGCAACCCCGACATCGCGCTGATTGCCGACGAGGTGCTGCCGCCCACGCCCACCAGCGCCGAGTTCAAGTGGCTGCGCTACGACCTGGCCAACGGCTTCACCGTGCCCGACGTGAAGGTGGGCCGCAAGAGCTTTCCGACCGAGGTGGAGTTCTCGGCCACCGAGCAGGCCGACAAGGTGGTGGATTTCGCGCTGGGCGACTTCATCCCGAACGAGGACATCGACGACGACAACCAGGGCGTGGACCCGCGCGGCACTTCGGTGGCGTACCTGACCAACCTGCTGAAGCTGGCGCGCGAGATCCGCGCCGCCGCGCTGGTGTTCAACAGCGCCAGCTACGTGGCCGCAAACCGCGTGACGCTGTCGGGCACCAGCCAGTGGAGCGACCAGACCAACAGCGACCCGGTGGCCGCCATCGGCGACGCGCTGGACGTGCCGATCTACCGCCCCAACATCGCCGTGTTCGGCCAGGCCGCCTGGACCAAGACGCGCCGCCACCCCAAGCTGGTGCAGGCCATCAAGGGCACCAACCAGGGCGCGGGCATGGTCTCGCGCATGGAGTTCGCCGACTTCTTCGAGCTGAGCAACGTGTACGTGGGTGCCGGCTTCGTGAACACCGCCAAGAAGGGCCAGACGGTGGCCACCAGCCGCGTGTGGGGCAAGCATGCCGCCTTCCTGTACCGCGACCGCGCGGCCGGGCCGCAGGCCGGCGTGACCTTCGGCTTCACGGCGCAGGCCGGCAGCATGATGAGCGGCAGCATCCCCGAACCCAAGCGCGGCTACAACGGCGGCGAAGAGGTGCGGGTGGGCCACCGCTGCAAGGAGATCGTCTGCGCGACGGACCTGGGCTACTGGTTCGAAAACGCGGTGGCCTGACATGACGACCGCATCCAAGCGCACCCAGGCCGCGGCCGCAGCGGCCGACGCCGGCAAGCCCGACACCTACGTGGTGCTGAGCAACCTGATGCACGACGGCGATTTCTACGTGCCCGGCGAGAAGGTCAAGCTCGACCCGATCAGCGCCGAGCCGCTGATTGCCGCCGGCGTGGTGGAAGCGACCAAGTAGCAGGCCGGGCGCAGCCATGTCGATCACGGCCTACGTGGAGCCGCAGGCGCTGGTCGACGAGTTCGGCGAGCGCGAGCTCGTTGAGCTGACGGACATCGGCTCGCCAAGGGCCAACGAGGTGGACTTTGCGGTGGCGCAGCGCACCTGCGACCGCGTGAACACCGAGATTGCCGCCGCGCTGAGCGCGCGCTACGCGGTGCCGCTGGCCAGCGTGCCCGAGGTGCTGCGCTACGTGGCGCTGGACCTGGCGCACTACTACCTGTACCAGACCGAGCCGCCCACCTGGGTGCAGACGCGCTTTGACGCGGCCAAGAAGACGCTGCGCGACATCCAGACCGGGGCGCTGCCGCTGGGCGTGGATGTCACCGGCGCCAGCGCCGCGGCACCCAGCCAGAACCTGCCGCAGTTTGAAAGCGGCAGCAAGGTCTTCGGCCGGGAGGCGGTGTGAGTGGCTGCCGAGATCGAAGCCCTGTGGGCCGCCAATGCACTGTGGCCTGGCCAGGCCATCGTGGCGCGGCTGCAGGCGCAGGTGAGCGACTTGCGCGCGGTGCAGCTGGTGGACGAGTTCGACCCCAACACCACGGTGCCGCGGCAGCTGCCCGGCGCCATCGTGCTGCTGGACCAGCTGCGCGTGGTGACCAGGGGCAACGTGTACACGCTGCCGAACAACTGCGAGCAGGACTGGATGGTGGCCATTGCGGTGCGCAGCGCGCGCGCCGAGGCCGACGCCGCCAGTGCCAGCGCCGGCACGCTGCTGCCGCAGGTGGTGGCCGCGCTGCAGGGCTATGCGCCGGTGCAGGCCGTGCCGCAGCGCCGCTTTGCCTGGCGCACGGGGCCACGACCCAACTACGGCCGCGACGTGAGCTACTACCCGCTGATTTTCACGATGGCCGAGGCGATGAGCTGATGCGCCCGCTGCACTGCTGACCAGGAGACCCACATGGCAACCGCCGAGAACGCGAAACTGCAATACGAGGCCGGCCAGAGCGCCGTGGCCATGACGCTGCTGACCAACAGCGGCGACAACACCACCTTCACCAGCGCGGCCAGCCTGTGGTCTGGCCGGGCCGGTGCCGCCCCGGTGGTGCGGCCCAACGGGCTGCTGACTGGCGGCGCAGTCGTCCCCGACGATGCGGCAGCCAACAACGCGGTGGACGTGGCCGCGCTGACGCTCAACCTGAACGGCGTGGTCACGGCCGTGGCGGCGGGCGGCGCGACGATCACGCGGCCGGCGACGGCGGTGGCCAAGGTGAACAGCATCACCGTCAACGCGGCCGGCGCCATTGCGGTGGTGGCCGGCACAGACAGCGCCACGACGGCGTTTTCCGAGACGCGCGGCGCGGCTGGCGGCCCGCCGCTGATTCCGGTGGACAGCGTGGAGATCGCGCAGGTGCGGGTGACGTCCAACACGGCCGCGCCGATCACCGCGGCGCAGATCTTCCAGGTGCCGGGCACGCACCAGGAGCGCGTGCCGCTGTACGACATCAACTACGGCCCGGTCATCGACAACGGCGTGCAGACCAAGCCGGGCGGATCGGTCAGCCTGTACGGCGCGCTGCCGCTGATCCACACCGGCCCGACCGCGGCGCGGGTGTATGCCAGCTACAGCGCACCGATCTTTGCCGACGTGGCGCTGGCCGGCGAGTACGTGCCGCCCGAGACATCGCATTCGGTGAGTTCCACGCAGGTGTACGGCGCCACGCTGGGCAGCACTGCATCGAGCCTGGGCCAGGGCAGCTTTACCGCCTACCTGGTGGACGGCGTGAGCGACGCGCTGGTGGCGCTGAAGAACGCGGTGCTGTGGTTCCGCTTCTACCCGGACCGCTACGCCGCGCCGTACATCCTGTCGCAGGGCAAGCTGGGCATTGCGCGCACCTTCCCGGCCGGCGATGCCATCCAGGCGGCCTGCACGATCAGCGCGCAGAAGGCCTCGGTCGAAGTCTCCTGATCAGCGCGCAGAGCGCGATCACCTCGGCGCGGGCGGCTTGACGGCACCCGCGCCTTTTTGTTGCAGCAAGGAGGTACTGAATGGGTTTTGATCTCGACGCGTTCCGCCGCGCCAAGTTCGAGCCGCGCACGGCGGTGGTGACGCTGGACCCGACCATTGCGCTGGCCGCCTTCTTCGGCACGGGCGAGCCGATCGAATGGACGGTGCGGGGCCTTTCCGGCAACGAACTCCACCGCGCCAGCGAGGCGGCCCAGAACCAGAAGGCACGCCAGGACGTGGCCAAGGCGCTGGAAAGCAGCAGCGGCGAGCGCGTGGCCGCGATCCGCGAATCGCTGGGCCTGGCAGCCGTGGGCACGGCCACGCCGGGCGAGATGGCCAAGCGCATTGAGATGTTCGTCATGGGCTCGGTGAGCCCGGCCGTGGAACTGCCGGACGCGGTGCGCTTCGCCGAGGCCTTCCCGGTGGAGTTTTTACAGATCACCGGGCAGATCTCGACTCTCACGGGCGAGGGCTTCGACCTTGTAAAGCCCGAAGCCGCCTCGCCGCAGAAGACGGGCTCTTCGCCTGCATGCGCATCGCCGAGCAGCGAGGCGGCTATCTCTACCAGCTCCGCCCCGACCTGATCCCGCAGGGCTGGGTCACCGACGAGGAAATCGCACTGTGGTTCGTCTACTACGAACGCCGCGCCGCGGAAACCAAGACCAAGGGGAAGTGAATGGCTGACCTGGCCAGGACTGTGGGCATCATCTTCAAGGCGACCGACAACGCCAGCGCGGTGACGGGCAAGCTGGCCGACGACATATCCACCATCGGTGGCGCTGCAGGGGGCGCCGCATCGAAGGTGGACCAGCTGGCGCAGGAGACCGAGAAGCTGGGCGATAGGGGCAAGAACGTGGACCGCCTGGTGGAGTCACTCAAGGCGCTGGCGGCCGGCGTGGTGTTGAAGGCGTTCGTCGACGCCAACGTGGAGGCCGAGAAGTTCGACCGGGCCATGACGCTGCTGAAGGGCAGCACCGAAGCGGCCGGGCAGGAGTTTGCCTACATCAGCGGATTGTCACGAACGCTTGGTCTGAACCTTTTCGACGCGGCCGACGCCTATGTGAGTCTGACTGCAGCCACCCGGGGCACCACGCTGGAAGGGCAGGCCACCCGCGACATCTTCGAGGCGGTGAGCAAGGCGATGTCGTCGCTGGGCAAGAGCAGTGCCGACACGCAGGGCGCGCTGTTGGCGATCAGCCAGATCGTGAGCAAGGGCACCGTCAGCATGGAAGAGCTGCGCGGCCAGCTCGGCGAGCGGCTGCCGGGCGCCTTCCAGATTGCAGCCAAAGCAATGGGCTTGACCACTGAGGAGCTGGACAAGCTGATCAGCACTGGCGGCCTGACAGCGACCGAGTTCTTGCCGAAGTTTGCTGCCGCGCTGAGGGAAACGTTCGGCGACACCAGTTTCGTCGAGGGCTATGCGGCCAGCATGGCGCGGCTGCAGAACAGCGTATCGCTGGCGTTTATCGAGATCGGCAAGACCGGCGCCTTCGAGGTGTTGACCAAGGGCGTTCAATTGGCGACCGCAGCGGTGACTGGCGCGGTGGCCGGCCTCCGGCTGCTTCTCGAAGTGGCCGGCTCCGTGGCCGGAGCGCTTGCGACCGGCAATTTCACCGGCCTGGGCGATGCGATCGACCGGGCGATGGCCAAGGCGGCCGACAGCACGCGCGGAGCGCGGGACGACCTACTGGGCTACACGGAGGAGAGCGAAAAGAGCGGGCTGCTCATTCCCGGAGCAATGCAAAAGATCGGGGCTGCAATCAAGGACGCTGGAGGCGGCCTCGACACGTCCGCGGCGCAGGCCAAGAAGCTGAATGAAAGCCTGGCGGCGCTGGGCGTGAAGCCCAGCCAGGTGAAGGAGCCAATCGAGGCGATCATCCGGGCTTTCAACGACTTGGCTGCAAACCCTGCCGCGAGAGGCGAGCAGATACTGGCCGGTTTCTCCGCGGCACTCAAGTCGGCGGCCTCGATCGAGGACATCAACAAGCTCGGCGGCGCGCTGACGAAGACGTACCTCGAGAACCGCCTCTCGGCCGATGAGTTCAGCAAGGCGACGATCAAGCTGGGCGAAGCACAGCAGAAGATCCTGGACCCGACTGGCAAGGCCACCGAGAACCTGAAAAAGCTGCAGGATCAGACCGACAAAGCCGAACAGTCGGCCGGCAAGCTGAAGTTGGAGCTGGAAAAGCTGGCCAGCAACGAGCGCATCAAGGCGATGGAGTTCAAGGCCAAGATCGACGTGGCGCGCATCGAGGCCGATGCGAAGAAGGTGATTGCCGCGTTCGACTCGATCAACACCAGCATCAGCAGCACCGGCGACGTGCTGGGCGACCTGTTCGGGCTGTTCAATTCGCTCGATGGCCTGGACAGCAGCGCGCGCAATGCGCTGTTCGCGCAGATCGACAAGGAGAACACGCTGCGCGAAAAGTCCTTTGAGCTGCAGAAAGAGTTGGTCCAGGCCCAGATCGCCAACATGAAGGCCCAGACCCGCAGCCTGGAAAAAGGCGACGCGCTGATCAAGATCGACGGCGCCGGGCTGCAGCCGCAGCTGGAAGCCTTCATGTGGGAGATTCTGCGCACGATCCAGGTCCGCGTGAACAAAGACGGCCTGGGCCTGTTGCTGGGGGTATGAGGTGCTGGTCACGCTGTCCACCATGACTGCCGACCTGGCCGGGCACGTGGAGTTGCCTGTCAACGCCGACAGCACCGGCGGCGAGACTCGCCGCCGCGTGAGCCGCATCGCCACGCTGGATGGCGGCGCGGTGGTCAACGACGGCGGCTACACCGCGGCCGACCGGGTGCTGGAGCTGGCCTGGGTGAGCGACAGCGCCACGCGCGAGGCCGCTGTGCGCCGCCTGGTGGAGCTGTACCACCAGGTGGTGGCGGCCACGCGCGACGGCGTGTACCTGGTGGCGCTGGAGTCCTACAGCCCAGGCGCCGACGAGTCCACGCTGCGCGCGCTGGTGCTTCAAAAACTCAACTGAAGGAGCGCACACCATGCCGGCACCTGGCGCACCCACCTATTCGGCCGCGGCCAAGATCGCGGCGCATACGTCGTTCCGCGACCTGGTCGACAGCGGCAGCGGCCCGGGCACGATCAAGATCCGCAGCAGCGCCGACGTGCTGCTGGCCACCATCACGCTGACCGACCCTTGCGGCACGGTGAACGGCACCACCGGCCAGCTGACGCTGACGGCGGCCAGCACCCCCAACGCTGCGGCCACCGGCGCAGCTGCCTATGGCGAGGTGTGCAACTCGACCGGCACGGTGTACCTGGCGATGGATGCGCAAGCCGGCAGCAGCCCGGTGGCCGGCAAGCTGGTGATCAACACGCTGTCGCTGGTGGCCGGCACGCCCGTGGAGCTGCTGAGCGCCACGATCGGCTGACGCCAGCCACGCGCAGCGCTGGCCATGTCCGACCCGAACTTCGCCAACGTCGGCCTGCTGTTGCACTGCAACGGCACGGACGGTTCGACCAGCTTCCCCGATAGCAGCAGCAACGCGCATACGGTCACGGCCTTGGCCAATGCCCAGGTGGATACCGGGCAGAAGAAGTACGGCAGCGCGTCGGCGCAGTTCGACGGGACGGACGACAAGCTGACAGTCCCCTACGCGTCGGCCTTCAATCTGGCGACGGGCGACTTCACGATCGAGTGCTGGGTGCGCTTCCAGCAGGACGCCGATGCTTGGAGCGGCAGCTGGCTGCTGGCGCAGCCTGGGAACAGCAGCTTTGATCAGTGGTCGTTGTGGGCCGATTCACCAGGCGGGACTTCATACCAGGCGGTTTTCCAGGCGGTGAACACCGCAGACAGCCAGGTCATTGCCCTGACGCACGGTGCAGCGCTTGTAAAGAACGTTTGGTATCACCTGGCTGTAACCCGCAGCGGAAGCACATTTCGGCTGTTTGTAGATGGCGCGTCGCCAGTGTCTGGCAGCAGCTCGGCCACGCTCAAGAGCACTGCGGCCGCGCTGACTATCGGCAACGATGCGGACGGCACTGCGGGGCACTATGGCTGGATCGACGACATCCGCATCACCAAGGGGGTGGCGCGCTACACCGCGGCGTTCACCCCGCCAGTGGCTGAGTTCGAGGAAGGCGGGCTAAGCGCCCGGCTCGCCGCGGATTCAATGCTCGGTGCCGTGTCGCTGCTAGGCTCGGCCGGTCGATTCAACGCGCGGTTATCCGATGCTTCGCTGCTGGGCCAGCCGGCAGTGCGCGCTTTCCACGACTGGACGGGCCGGCTGGCGGCGCTGATCACCGAGCGCCACGTCATGGACTTGAGCACGCCAGGCGGGCTGGTGCGCGTGCCGATCAGCAGCTGGCAGGCCACGTTGCAGACCGGCGGCGCATGCTTTGCCAGCTGCGTGATTCCGGCGTGCGGGGTCTGGATCGACACCCTGGCCTTGGCGACGGCCTTCTCCGTGAAGCGCATTGCGGTGCTGTCCAGCGGCGAGAAGATCGAGGTGGAGGTGGCGGCCGCGCCGCTGCAGACGCTGCAGATCGACCAGGGCCCCACCAACCACACGGCCAGCCTGAGCGGCTACGGCGACGCGGTGCCCGCCGTGGACAACCCGAGCGCGGTCTACGACCGCACGCTGGCGGGCTTGCGCAGCATCAGCACCTACAGCAGCGGCGCACGGGTGCGCTGCAAGATGGACTGGCTGCTGCGCCCGGCCATGCGCGCGCTGTATGCCGACACATCGATGGTGGTGGCCTACATCAACTACACCGCCACGCTGACAAGCGGCGGCGTCGAGGCCTACATGGACGTGGGCGAACGCAGCGCGTAATGGGCCGGGCGCTGATCACCGGCGGCGGCAAGGATGGCCGCTACACCGTGCGGCTGGACTTTGGGGAGGCGCGGCGCGTGGCGCTGTATGACGCTGCCGTCGCCGGCGTGGTGGCACTGGATAAGGCGATCGCCAAGCAGCAGCCCCTGGTCAACGAGGCCGAGGTGTATGAGGCCGCGCTTCGGGCCAACCTGAACGAGGCCTTCGAGTTCGTGAGCCAGACGCTGCAGGCCGACCCGGCCGGCGCCAGCGCGGCCCAGAAGGTGTTCGAGTCGATCCTGCGCGAGTACCGCCAGGTGCAGGCCAAGAACGCGCCTGCGCGGCTTGCCCTGGCGGCCTTGAAAGCAGCCAAGGCAGCCATGCTGCTGCGCCAGGCGGCGTGGCAGAACCTGGGCGTGGTGGAAACGCGCAGCGTCTGGTGCGTGACCTTCACCGAGGACGCGGTGGGCACCGTGGCGACCCTGGAGCTGCCGGGAGAGCCTGGCCTGATTGTCATTGCCCCCTACGCGCGCGGGCACATTCCCCCGATCGACGGCGAGGTGCTGGCGCGCGAGCTGATGAGCCCGGCGCAATGCTTTTTCAATGCGGCGGTCTTGCCAGGCTGGCAACGGCACAAGCCGCTTTACCGCTGGGGCACGCTGAGCTTCATCGACTGGGAGGGCAACATCGGCAACGTGAGCTTGGGCGCCGCGCTGTCCAGCGCGCAGCGGCTGAATGTCAACGACCGGGCGACGTTGACGGGCGTGGCCTTCCGTTACATGCAGTCGGATTGCCGGGCGTTCAACGACGACTCGCGCGTGGTGGTGGATCTGAGCCAAGGCTGGGGGGCCGCTCGGATCATTGGTTTTCTGGACAACCCGCGGCCAGACCCCCCGACGGTGGACGCGACTGCGGTTTTCCAGCGCACGCTGAGGCAGGACGAGTTCCATAGCACCGACTACTCGTCTTTCTGGACTGGCGGCGCGCCGCCGCGTAGCTACAGCGTGCTGGCCGGTTCGCTGCCTGCAGGCGTGGCGCTGGACGGCAGCACCGGCGTCCTGAGCGGGACGCCGACCGGGCCTGGCTCCTATCCCGGCATCGTGCTGCGCTGCAGCGACACCTTCTATGACTCGGCCAGGAACAGGCGATACGACGATTCGCCGCCGTTCGAGATCGGTGTGCTGGGCGGGTGGGACTTCTTCAACGTGGACCTGAGCCTGCTGGCGCACATCTCGACCGGGTATCTGGTGCTGCGCATCGAGCTCGACATCGTCACGGTTGCTGGGGGCGGCTACATCGAGGGCGACTGCCGCGCGTTGTCAGCCTACTACTCGTTGGACGGCGGCGGTCCGGTCAACAAGGTCTACGTCGGCGATGACCGTTACGCGTCGGGCGGCGACGAGATAGGTTTCCCCGACCTGTACTTCAGGCTGGGCAAGACTTCAGGCAATCGGGAGTGGGACGGGTACGCGAGCACCAAGCCGCCCGGCGTGTGGCTGGACGTGTTCGACCTGCTGGAGTTCACCGTCAGTACGGCCAACGGCGACCCTGCTGGCACGTACACCTGCGGCTACAGCATCGAGGTGGCCACCGACGCAGCAGGGAACAACATCGTGTGCTCGATCGTCGGCTCGATCGAGGCCACTCTGGCGTAGGTGCGGGCCGTCCGCATGCCTTGCTTGCGCCCGGCGCAATTTGTTTGCGCTCGTTGCAAGGAGCAGGCCGCTTCCTTTATCTCAATCGCGCGGCACTTTTTTCTCGCGCGGCATCAATGATCGTCAGCAAGGTGCTCTTGCCCGAACCCGAAGCACCGACGATGGCCACCGATTCCTGCGCCCGCAGCTCGAAGTTGATGTCGTGGAGAATCGTCAGGGTCCCGGTGGCATCGGCCACCTGC